GCTATTCCGATAGCAAGAATTATCTCAAGGGGGTAATATGCTTGAAAGGATAAAAGAGAGGTTGCAGTCATTAGGCTATACAGTAAAAGATGGTGATGATATTGCTATCAGCTTTGCTATGCAGAAGGTTGAAAATACTATAAAGAACGATTGCAATATCTCCGCTATCCCTGATGGTCTTATGAATATTGCAATTGATATGGTCGTTGGTGAGTTTCTTATGTCGAAAAAGACATTTGCTCCTGACGACCTTTTAAATTTCAATCTGAATTTAGCTATTAAGCAGATACAAGAAGGCGATACAAATATATCTTTTGCAGTGGGCGAAGGCAGTAAGACTGATGAGCAAAGACTTGATAGCTTTATTGACTACCTTTTGAATTATGGCAGAGATGAATTTATCACTTACAGGAGATTCAGATGGTAGATGCATGGAAACAGGCAAGAAAAGCCGTAGAGAGCAGATATAAAGGGCTCTGTGACATACTGGAAAAAAGAAAGGTAAAAGATGAGGTTACTAAGGCCACTGTATTGAAAGATATAGTGGTCTTAAGTAATCAGCCTTGCAGGTTGTCATACAGCAGCTCCGGTACAGCAAATCAGACTGATACAGTATCAAATATAGAACAGACTATTAAGCTGTTCATTGCTCCGGAGATTAAGATTGCTCCAGGATCTAAGCTTAGGATAACTCAAAACGGAGTAACTACCGACTATATATCCAGCGGAGTTCCTGCATTGTACGAAACACATCAAGAGATATCCTTAGAACTCGAAAAGGAGAACGCTTAATGGCAAGTTGGGGAAGAGCAGACTTTGAGGCTTTTAGAAACCTTCAGGAGAAGATACAGAGCCTTAAAGATATTGATATGGATGCTTTTTGTACTGAATGCAGTAAAGAGATTGCAGCAAGGCTTTTAAGTTTGGTTGTGAGAAGAACTCCTGTAGGCAAGTATCCTTCAGGAAGTGGAAAAGTTGGCGGTACACTAAGAAGGGGTTGGGGTGCAGTAGCAGATATAAACGTTGTTAAAGAAGGTGATACCTATACGGTAACGGTTATAAACCCGGTTGAATATGCTTCCTATGTTGAATTTGGCCATAGAACCAGAAACGGCGGATATGTAGAACCACAACTTATGCTCACTATATCTGAAGAAAAGTTAAAAAATGCAATACCTAAGCTGTTAGAAAGAAAAGTAAAGAAAAAACTTATGGAGGCATTAAGTGGCGGAAATTAACTTATCTTTGGTATTGGATGCTATCACGGTTGTGCTTGACAGCGTGTCGCCCGACTCAAGCATATACATAGATAAGGTTGAGCAAGGGCTAAATGACGGTGATTTTTTAGTAAGGCTTATCAATACCGACTATTTAAAAAGAGGGACAGGAGAGCTAAACAGAGTCGTTTCGTCATTTGATATTATATATTTTCCAAAGAATGGGAATAAAGATTGTATTTGTATGGGTGATAAGCTGTCGGAATCGCTTTCTATGATTAAGCTTTCAACTGAGGATACAATACGATCCGTAGAGAAGTCTTTTGAAATTGTAGACAGTATTTTGCATTTTAGAGTTTCATACAACTACAGCACAATTAAGTATCAAAATGCTGATAGCATGGGACAAATATCTTTGAACAGAGGTAATTAAGTTGGGAAAAGAAAAGATTGATTTAACTAAACACACAAAAGAGGCTATTAAAGCGTCTTCGAGATACTTGGGACACGGAGATGTACTTGATGTAATCCTTGACGATGATACAGCTTACACAATAGGTGAAGTTGACGGCCTTATTGATGAATTTTTGAAAAGAGAGGTGGAATAATGGCATTAGGTGGAGGTATTTGGACAAGGCAGGATAAGGTATTGCCCGGAGCTTACACAGTGTTTTCAAATGCTAAAAAGGCAAATGCAGCACTTTCGAGTAGAGGCATTGTGGCACTGCCGATAGCTCTTGACTTCGGAGAAGCAGGAAAAGTTTTTGAAGTAAGCAGAGAAGACTTTATGACAAAGTCGAAGGAACTATTTGGCTATAGAGTAGATGACGATCGTATGCGTAATCTTAGAGAGGTTTTCTTGCACGCGACTAAGGTACTTGTATATAGGCTTGTATCGTCTGATGCAACGGCTGCAAGTAATACACTTGCTACGGCTAAGTATGTAGGTAAAAGAGGTAATGATATTAAGATAGTAGTAGGTGCAAATGTTGATAAACCAAGCGCCTTTGATGTGAGCACATATCTTGATAATGCTTTAGTAGATACACAGACTGTCGATAATATGGCAGGGCTAAAGGATAATGCGTATGTAACTTTTAAAAGTTCCGCTACATTATCTGTTACAGCCGGAATGCCTCTTAATGGGGGCACTAACGGCGGTAATCTTACAGGAGAGATATATACAAAGGCATTAGAGAGTTTTGAGGCATATTCATTTAACATTTTATGCTGTCCTGTCATCGACAGCACCATAACAAAGCTGTTTGTGGCGTATACTAAGCGACTTAGGGATGAAGTTGGGTCAAAGTTCCAAACAGTTGTATATAAGTCTGATAGTGACTATGAAGGAATTATATCTATAAACAATGATGTAGTTGGAACGGATAAAAATTCTTTGGTGTATTGGGTATCAGGAGCAGAGGCAGGATGTGAAGTAAATAAGAGCCTGACAAATGCCGTGTATGACGGAGAATATGAGGTTATCACGGATTATAAGCAGTCACAGCTTGAGACAGCGATTAAGCAGGGTAAGTTCACTTTGCACAATGTAAACGGCGATGTGAGGGTTCTTGAAGATATCAATTCATTTGTGTCGTTTAAGGTTGATAAGGATTCTATGTTCAGTTCGAATCAGACTATCAGGGTAATAGATCAGATAGCAAATGATATAGCTGCATTATTCAATACAAGATATTTAGGTGTAGTACCTAATGATAATGCAGGACGAATCAGTCTTTGGAATGATATTTGTAAGATACATCAGGAACTTGAAAAGCTTCGTGCCATAGAAAGCTTTGATACCAAATCGGTTGAGGTGGTTCAGGGCGATGATAAGAAGTCTGTCCTTTGTACCATAAACGGAATAGATGTTATAAATGCTATGACAAAGCTTTACTTGAATGTAATCATAGCATAGAAAGGAAAGGGAACACAGATGAACGATTCAATTATGAATGCTTTGGATGCCTTGGCAGGAGCACAGGCCAGCGCGTACGTAACGCTTGCAGACGGTAAAAGATATAATTTTATGCAGCTATATTCTTTTGAGGCAAGCATGAAGATAAATTTGGTAGAGGTACCTATTCTCGGAAAGACGGGCAAGGGAAATAAGCCTAGCGGATGGACGGGAGAATGGAAAGGAACAGCACATTTCAATCAGTCGGTACTTAGGGCTATGTGGCTTGAGTATAAGAACTCCGGAAGACTTCCAAGCTTTGATATACAGGTTACAAACGAGGACCCGACAGCTTCAGTAGGAAGACAGACTATTGTACTTAAAGGATGCCTCAGTAAAGGAGGCATACTTACAAAGTTTGATGCAGATTCAGAGACACTCGATGAGGATATCGAAGGAACATTTGATGACTGGGAAATGCCTGAAAGCTTCTCATTGCTTAAGGGTATGCAGTAAAAGGAGATTAGAACATGAGTAGAGATTTAAGTGCTTTTTTATCACAGAATGTAAAAAGGGTTGAGAATACACTCTACCCTGCGACAAACAGAATCGTAGATGAGAACGGAAATCCGATTCCTTGGGAAATATGCTGCATTACAGCGACGGAGAATGCAAGAATAAGAAAAGGGTGCATGACAATGGTTGCGGTAGCAGGCAAGAAAGGGCAGTATACGCAGGAGTTTAACTCTCAGTTATATCTTGCAAGGTTGTGTGTAAGGACTACAGTGTATCCTGATTTGCAGGATAAGGAGTTACAAGACAGCTATGGCGTTATGAGCGCTGAGGAGCTTATATCAACTATGCTTACACCGGGAGAATTTGAGGACTATGCAACAGCAGTCATGAAAGCAAACGGCTTTGATGATGAAGAAAATTTGGTTGAAGAAGCAAAAAACTAATTAACGGCGGTGATCCTGAAGCTAATTACGCTTACTACTGTCTCCATAAATTCCACTGGAAACCTACGGAATTTATAGAGATGTCGGAAGAAGAAATGGCTTTTGTGATTGCCGCCATTGATATTAAAGCTCAGAATGATAAGAAACATGCGGATGAGCTGAAAAGCAAAATCAGGAGATAGGAGGCTGAATAATGGCTACAATACAATCACAACTTGTACTGACAGATGGTATGTCAAGTGTGTTAAGAAGAATGAATTCAGCCTTACTCACTTGTATTGACAGCTTTGAGCAAATGCAATCCACGTCATCAAATCAAATTGATACGACGGTATTGAGAGAGACAAGAGCAAGCCTTACAGAGCTTAACGGTGAGCTTAATACATCGGTAGAAAGCCAGGAAAGAGTCAGGGAGTCGTCAAATCAAACAGATGCGATACTCAAGAAATTAAGAGAAAGCTTTTTAAAGCTTGCGGCTGCAGCAGGTATTGCATTTTCAGTTAAAGGTACCATAGAATTGGCTGATACATATACTCAGACGCAGGCGAGACTAAACCTTATTACAGGTGACTTAGAGAAAACAAAGAACTTGCAGGACGCTATAGCCGCATCTGCTAATCGCTCAAGGGCGGCATACCAATCTACGGCAGATGCGGTATCTAAGATGGGCTTGATGGCTAAAGACGCATTCAGCGTCGCAGATGAGAGCGGGCATAAGACACTTAATACAAATGAGCTGGTAGCATTTACAGAGCTTTTAAATAAGCAGTTTATTATAGCCGGAACATCGGCGCAAGGAATGGAAGCCACTATGACACAGCTTACACAGGCCATGGCTTCAGGAGTACTAAGAGGAGATGAGCTAAACTCGGTATTCGAGCAAGCGCCGACCATTATTGAGACTATCGCAAATCACTTAGGTGTCGAGATGGGGCAAGTTAGACAGTTGGCACAAGAAGGAAAGATAACTGCAGGTGTAGTAAAAGCTGCTATGCTTTCATCCGCAGATGAGATAGATGCAAAGTTTAATTCAATGCCTTACACATATGCTCAGGTAGCAACAATGATTCAAAATATTTTATTGAATGCATTCGAACCGGCAATTCAAGTGATAGGAACAGGCGCACAGTGGATAGTGGATAATTGGGATGATATAGAACCGATACTTGTAGGAATTGCAGGGGGTGTAGCGATAGCAACCGTTGCTTGGGGAATATATACTGCACAGCAGTGGCTTGCTGTAGCAGCTAATCAAGCGATGGTTGCAAGTATGCTGACTAACCCGTTTCTATGGATTGCGGTTGCACTCGGTGTACTTATCACTGTGATTTACAGATTCATTCAATCTGTCGGAGGAATGAAGAATGCATGGACTCTTGCACAGATGGCTATGGGAGTAGGTATCGCATGGTTAAGAGTTGCGTTCATGACAGGTATATACGGAATCATAGATATGGCAGGAAAGCTTTCATTGTGCTGGCAAAAGACAGGTGTTGCTGTGTCGAACTTTATAGGACAGATGAGAGCGAATGTACTTGTAGGCATTCAGAATATGGTTAACAGCGCTATCAGTTTAATAAACGGGTTTATCAATGCCTTGAATAAGATACCGGGGGTAAGCCTTCAGGCAATATCGCAAGTTACATTTGCAAGTACTGCACAAGCACAGTTCAATGCGGAAAAAACTGCCAGAGAGCAGGGACTTGCCGATGCCGAAGTTCATGAGGACGCATCAAGAAGGGCAAGAGCGTGGGAACTTTTGCAGATGAAAGGCGACTTAAACAGTAAAATGGCAGACCTTAAGGGTAAGTATACAGAGTTTAAGGCAGATGCAATTGCAATGAAAAACGGAGACGGAATAGATTCTTTAGGTCCTTTTGATACAGGAGAGGGTGCAGGCCTTGCAGACAATGCAAAAAAGACGGCAGGGAACACTGCAGCTGCAGCAGGAGCACTTGCAGATACTAAGGAAAATCTTGAATACTTAAGAGATATAGCGGAGCAGGAAGCTATTAACAGGTTCACTACTGCCGAGATAAAGATTGATTACTCAGGAATGACAAACCAGATAAGTTCAAATATGGACTTGGATAAAGTGTTGGATACTCTGACTGTTAAATTTGTTGAGGCGGTTCAGATGGGAGCAGAGGGGGTACATAATTAATGTATAGATTCTATTTAGCAAATATGTTGTTACCTGTCACGCCTTCAAAATTAAGTGTAAAAACCAAGAACATGAATAAGACTGTAACTCTTATAAATGAGGGCGAGGTCAACATTATAAAAACAAAGGGTTTGAGGGAGTTCAGTTTTGAGCTCCTTTTACCTTTTGACAGATATTCCTTTACAACTATGAACAGGCCGAAGAAACAAAAAAGCTATTTGGATAAACTAAATAGGCTTAAGATAAATAAGAAGCCGTTTCAGTTTATAGTAAAACGACCAAAAGGGTTTAAGACAAATATAAAGGTTACCTTAGAAGACCTTAGTATCACAGAGGATGCAAAGGAAGGCAGAGATATAAAGGTAAGTGTCACCTTAAAGGAGTATAGACATTATGGGACTAAGAAGGTTGTTTTTGTTCAACCGACGTCCGCAGTAGGGGAGCAATCTAAGCAGGAAG